CGCAAACAACTGGAGAATAAGATGAAAGATTACGTAGATAATGATTGCATATTGGATGATGGAATTTCATTAACAGAAGCTTTGGAAAACAATAAAACATTTACATTTTCATCAGGCGCATCTCTATACCTAACAAGGCAAGAGGCTAACGATTACTGCCACGCAAGAGGTGTATATATAGTTAGTGAGTATTAAAATGACACCACTATCACAAATAACCGCCAAATACCGCAGCATGTACGCTGCGGCTAAGGATTTAAACGTATCAGCAATGCAACTAAAGCGCCTAGTAGATAAAGTCGCCTTAGTTGATGATGAGGGTAATGTTTACATTAAGTCTGCTACTAAGATTGACAGGCAAGACAAAGCCGCTAATTAAAGCGGCTATTATTTAGAAGTTTGTGAAAACTCGGATGGTCGTGCCGGTCACTGGGTTTTCTTCTGCGTTAAAGTTAAGCGTAGATGGCGCGAATCCTGTTTCGCTTGGCTGCTCATGCTCAGCTATATATGCTCGCTCAACTTGCACTACCATCGAATTACCATCAGACCAAATAATCTCAAATGCTAAATTAACTCGCGCACCCGCTAAAAATTGATCTTCCCAATAAGATGAGTTGGCAATGTAGTTTTTGGCAACAAAATTACCTGTTACAGCGTATTGGCGACCACCTAAAGACTTGCGTTTACAGCCCGCAGCAGCAGAGCCTTGATAGCCGTTTGCAATCTCAAGTGATGCAGATTTAAGCGAGCATTCAGCAGGTGAGCCATCAACCCAAAACTTTTTAAATTGATTTTCAGAGCCTACCGCTTCGCTATCATCTTCAACCGAATCTGTTTGACCAGTTATCAACGTGCGGCTTTCTTCTGCGACTTCCCACATCATGGTTGTGGTAGCTGTCAAAAGTTCTTCTTCTGGAATCTCAAGCGATAACGCATCAATTAAGCCATCAGTGAAATTAAAGTATGCAATCTCACCCGCTTTAGACTTATCCAGTTGGCGGCGCTGGCCTAAAAAGTAAGTCGGAGTTAAACCATTTGCGTATTTTTTACTTGCGATTGTAATACTTACACCGGCTACTTCCGTGCTTGCTGGGCTGGGCGTAGTAGTTACGGTATCACCGACAACGCTATCAACATGATAAGTGATATTGTTGTTGTCGTCAGTTGCACCGCTAACAAAGATAAAATCACCAGCAGCAAGTGTATTACCTGGCACTGTAAAGCCCGTTGCGGTCACTGCGATATCAATGTCAGTGATTGTATTATCATCAAGCTCAGAGTGATTAGCAGCTACCAGCAAGTCTTTAGTTTGCTGAAATACCTCTGTCGATAGCTCAGCGCCTTGTTCAGAGCTAGTCTGAATATTGGCTTTACCGTTTTGACTGTTACTTAGCGTGCTAGATGTAGTCGAGCCTTTGGTTTGCTTTGGTAATCCACCAACACGCTTAACTTTAAAAAATTCAGGGTTGGTATCGGCAACACCTTTAACTGCTTGAGCAGACAAGTGTACGCTAATATCCTCGCCGACTAATTCGCGATCTGTTACTGTAGTCATAATATTTCCTCGAAATAACCATTAATGTTTACGTCAACTCTATAAAATTTAGAGTCTGATTGTTTGCCAATTATATCAATGTCGGCGGTTTGAGTCTTGTACTCGTCAAACTCTGTCTTTTCAAATAAAGCTTGTATCTCGCTAACAGTTGTTAGTATATCAGCCCTGTCCAATCTGTCAGAATTTGGCACGTTAATCTGCACTGTGTGTATAAAATACTGCCTAGGGTTGCGCGTATTGCCTGCTGTTATGTTTTTGCGCAAGCCTAATGCAGTGCTTTGAACTAGGTTTTTAGTTGCAATGGTAGCTTCTACGCCCCTATCTAAATTAACAATATCGCCAACCGTGTAGCCAGTAGGTACATTCTGCGCAAGCCTAAGCTGAAACGCCCTTGTTAATCCGTTTAAATAACTCATATATTAACCGCCGCTTGTATTGTAAGACTTAGTGTTTTTGGTGGTGTCTGTTGTGAATATCCAGTTTCCATTATTCTATAAGCGTAAGGTTGATTATTTTGGATATAGATGGTCGGGTACTTAATTGATTTGGCTGCCCCTATAACGCTTATGGCGGTATTTAACGTTGCAGCGCCAGAAATGTCTGGAGTGTTTATAGCGGCATTAGACGAGCGACCCACACTGGCTATAAAGTTAGCCATAAGTATCCCGTCCTTAACCGCAGCCTTGCGCACCAACTCATTTTCAATGTATATGGCAGTTTCGCGAGTGGTTTTATTAACTTGCTCTTCAAGCCAGTCGCTACAATCTGCCGCCCGCTCATTCCTGCCAGCCATTATATAACAATCCTTACAAAGTATGCTGCATCTGCTGGATCGCCTTTTACTTCATTTATCTCATACTCAACACCATCGTAACTACAGTAATAGCTTGCATCAAAATCACTAGGCACAGGCGCAGCGTTTAGTATTACTAGGTAAATATCAGCAGCAGTAACATTGCTAAATACCTGCTCAGCAGTACGCAAATCAATTGGAATTGAACCCGTATCAATAGATAATTTTGTTTCGGTATCTGTTATCGGGTCATAGCCAATATCTTTCTTTATCACGAACGGCTGCTGAAAGTCCGCAAACTCATCATTAATAAGCTCTGCGGCTAGATCCTGAAATTCACTTTTAAACGTAGCCATTAGCTAAAGCCCTTGTTAACCATAAAGCCAGCACCTTGACTTGTGGTGTACGGTTTTAATAATAAAGTTACGCGTGATGTGTCATAAGTGTAAGTAGGTGTTGAGCCTGCGCGATACTCAACTTCACTTTCAAGGGTTGCAAGTTTCTTACGCTCCCTAACAACTTCACCGTTAGCTGTAGCTGATGGGCTAACAAATAGCTGGCCGTTAAGCGCTTGCCATGCAGCCTGAAACGCACCTTTCGAAATGTCCGATATACTCACAAGGTTAGTTGGCAAGTCCATCACCTGCGCCTCATCAAGTTTACTGCCCTTAAACTTAAACGACGGGTCAATGTAAAATAATGAGCTTTCAATCAATGACGCGTTAATCTGCTCATCGGTAAAGCTTGAATAATCACGCGCTAAAGAATCGGCCTGAGTTTTAAACTCTGACAATGTTAAATATGAATTTGTACCAACTGTAACAGCCATGCTAAAACCTATAATTTGT